TATTGCCGTCAGACCACGTAACATTGCATTTAACTTTCTGGTGAGGGCTAAATAATGAAACCTGTTTTTGATGAAAATGGGCTGGCTACAGTGCCGGGCGATATGCGTTGTTTTTATTATGATGCTGAAACATCTGAGTATACGGGCTGGTCTGATGAATATATTAATACTGGCGTAAGTATGCCCGCCTGTTCCACTGGTATTGACCCTGGCGAAAACATTCCGGGAAGAGTGGCAGTATTTACAGGTAAGGGATGGAGCCATGAAGAAGACCATCGCAATGAGACTGTTTACTCAATCGAAAATGGCGCAGCTGTTACAGTGGATTATATCGGTGCCATCAAAAACGGTTATGTCACGCTTTCACCGTTAACGCCATATGATAAATGGGATGGTGAGAAATGGGTGACAGATACTGAGGCACAACACGGTGCCGCAGTAGAAGCGGCAGAAGCACAGCGCCAGTCACTGATTGATGCTGCAATGGCTTCCATCAGCCTGATTCAGCTGAAATTACAGGCCGGGCGGAAGCTGACGCAGGCAGAAACCACCCGGCTTAACGCCGTGCTTGATTACATTGACGCGGTGACGGCAACAGATACGAGCACCGCGCCGGATGTCATCTGGCCTGAACTGCCGGAGGCGTAGGCCATTCAATATCTGGAGCACTGGAGGTATCAACCAGTTCCAGTGCGTCCAGATAATCCAGCCACAAATTATATTGCGCCAGTTCCTCACCTTTCAGACGACCAATAGCCGCTTTACCAGGCCATTGCTTGGTATTCATATATTCGTTGGACTGATTAATCAATTGCTGTTTTTTCAATTCGGCTGCGGCAATCTGTTCCTCATGCGTTGGTGGTGGAATTTCAGACCATGCAGGAAAACCATTTTCCCCAGCGATACGGATTTTTCCTTTCGGCGGTAATCCGGAAAACTCAATATACACCTGCTCATCAACTTCAACAGCATCATCTGGCCATGAATTTACATTGATGTAGTCATCCTTAAGCGCAGGATTCACAAAAATATTTAAAGATGGACTAAAAAACACATCACCCTCCTATAGCAACATAACAGCCCGATACAGGATTTGCGGCAGTCACTACGCTGGAAAAACCACGAAAGCCGCTTTTTGTGATTGCGGAAGCAGATAGTATTCCGGCACCCGAAGGTGTATGCCCCACGTGGCTGGCAACCATCACGTAGCACGCCGACGGAAAAGCGAAAGGGAAATTGTTTAAATATCCCGCATCATCCCCCAGACTTCCCCCAAACTGCCCCACTCCCCACTGGATAATAAGTGGTCTCCGAACGCCAGAAATAATTAATGGAATTGCTACATACCCATTCACCAACATAGCGCCGGTTGTTGCGCCAGCCAGAGCCAATTCCCCCAAACCAAGGTATGTGAGAAGACCAGCTACATCCTTTCCACTCAAATGAGTCAGCGTATTGTCCAGCGGTTGTTTACCTGCCAGCGCATTGTTAATGGTGGTACTGAATTTCGGGTCATTGTTGATAGCTGCGGCAATTTCTTTCAGTGTGTCCAGCGTGTCAGGGGCACCGTTAATCAGAGCGGTAATAGCGGCCTGTACAAACGCAGTGGTCGCAATCCGCGTGGTGTTATTTCCTGCGGCAGGCGTCGGCGCTTTTGGTTCTCCGGTAAATGTCGGATTATGTTTCTGTGCATACTGGGTATGAGGATCCTGTGCGGCAATGTGGTTTCTCATCTGGTCATCCACATACAGCTTTAATTCCAGGACTTTATCATCCACGTATTTACGGGTCGCCAGTACCACCGACGGGTCGATTTTCAGCGTGATGGCTTCGGTATTCGTGACAACCAGAATCATGCGGATAGTCTGGGTACGACCACTGCCTTCCTGCAACTGCGGTTTGTACGTTTCCGGGCAGTTCGCCACCGCAATGAGTACGCCTTCANGGCCATGAATTTACATTGATGTAGTCATCCTTAAGCGCAGGATTCACAAAAATATTTAAAGATGGACTAAAAAACACATCACCCTCCTATAGCAACATAACAGCCCGATACAGGATTTGCGGCAGTCACTACGCTGGAAAAACCACGAAAGCCGCTTTTTGTGATTGCGGAAGCAGATAGTATTCCGGCACCCGAAGGTGTATGCCCCACGTGGCTGGCAACCATCACGTAGCACGCCGACGGAAAAGCGAAAGGGAAATTGTTTAAATATCCCGCATCATCCCCCAGACTTCCCCCAAACTGCCCCACTCCCCACTGGATAATAAGTGGTCTCCGAACGCCAGAAATAATTAATGGAATTGCTACATACCCATTCACCAACATAGCGCCGGTTGTTGCGCCAGCCAGAGCCAATTCCCCCAAACCAACGTTTATGAAAATGCAGAGATAACGGGCAACTGGCATCATCTCCGGTTTTTATTCAGGGGGATGCTCATGCTTATTGGCTATGTACGCGTGTCAACAAATGACCAGAACACGGAATTGCAGCGTAACGCGCTGGAGTGCGCAGGATGTGAGCTGATTTTTGAGGATAAAATCAGCGGCACGAAGTCCGACAGGCCGGGGCTGAAAAAACTGCTCAGGACATTATCGGAGGGGGATACACTGGTAGTCTGGAAGCTGGACCGGCTGGGGCGTAGTATGCGGCATCTGGTCATTCTGGTTGAGGAGCTGCGCGAACGCGGCATTAATTTTCGCAGCCTGACGGATGCCATTGATACCAGCACGCCGATGGGGCGTTTTTTCTTTCATGTGATGGGTGCCCTGGCTGAAATGGAGCGAGAACTCATTGTTGAGCGGACTCGCGCCGGACTGGAAGCGGCCAGAGCCAAAGGTCGTATTGGTGGCAGACGTCCGAAGCTCACCGCGAGTGAGTGGGAACAGGCAGGACGGTTGCTGGCTGCGGGTGAATCACGTCAACGCGTGGCGCTGATTTTTGATATTGGCCTGTCCACGCTCTATAAAAAATTCCCCTCATCAGCGACAAAGAATAAATTGTGTCATCCCTTAGCCAACCGGGACAAATAGCCTGACATCTCCGGCACAACTGAAAATATCACTCACCCATTAACCACGGAGTTAAACGGATGAGTGACTATCATCACGGCGTGCAGGTGCTGGAGATTAACGACGGCACCCGCGTCATTTCCACCGTATCCACTGCCATTGTCGGCATGGTCTGTACGGCCAGCGATGCGGATGCGGAAACCTTCCCCCTCAATAAACCGGTGCTGATTACCAATGTGCAGAGCGCAATTGCAAAGGCCGGTAAAAAAGGCACGCTGGCGGCATCGTTGCAGGCCATCGCTGACCAGTCAAAACCGGTTACCGTTGTCGTGCGTGTTGAAGACGGCACCGGCGACGACGAAGAAACGAAACTCGCGCAGACCGTTTCCAATATCATCGGCACCACTGACGAAAACGGTCAGTATACCGGACTGAAAGCCCTGCTGGCGGCGGAGTCGGTAACCGGTGTTAAACCGCGTATTCTCGGCGTGCCGGGACTGGACACCAAAGAGGTGGCTGTTGCACTGGCATCAGTCTGTCAGAAGCTGCGCGCTTTCGGGTATATCAGCGCATGGGGCTGTAAAACCATTTCCGAGGTGAAAGCCTACCGCCAGAATTTCAGCCAGCGTGAGCTGATGGTCATCTGGCCGGATTTCCTCGCATGGGATACGGTCAGCAGCACCACCGCCACCGCGTATGCCACCGCCCGTGCGCTGGGTCTGCGCGCTAAAATCGACCAGGAGCAGGGCTGGCATAAAACGCTGTCCAATGTCGGGGTAAACGGTGTTACCGGCATCAGTGCCTCTGTATTCTGGGATTTGCAGGAGTCCGGCACCGATGCTGACCTGCTGAATGAGTCAGGCGTCACAACGCTGATTCGCCGTGATGGTTTCCGCTTCTGGGGTAACCGTACCTGCTCTGATGACCCGCTGTTCCTCTTTGAAAACTACACCCGCACCGCGCAGGTGCTGGCCGACACGATGGCTGAGGCGCACATGTGGGCGGTGGACAAGCCCATCACCGCAACGCTGATTCGCGACATCGTTGACGGCATCAATGCCAAATTCCGTGAGCTGAAAACAAACGGCTATATCGTGGATGCGACCTGCTGGTTCAGCGAAGAATCCAACGATGCGGAAACCCTCAAGGCCGGAAAACTGTATATCGACTACGACTATACACCGGTGCCTCCTCTCGAAAACCTGACCCTGCGCCAGCGTATTACCGATAAATACCTGGCAAATCTGGTCACCTCGGTTAACAGCAATTAAGGAGCCTGACCGATGGCAATGCCACGCAAACTCAAGTTAATGAACGTCTTTCTGAACGGCTACAGCTATCAGGGCGTTGCAAAGTCCGTCACGCTGCCAAAACTGACCCGTAAGCTCGAAAACTATCGCGGTGCGGGGATGAACGGCAGCGCACCGGTAGACCTCGGCCTTGATGACGATGCGCTGTCAATGGAGTGGTCGCTCGGGGGCTTCCCGGATTCGGTTATCTGGGAGCTTTACGCCGCAACCGGCGTGGATGCCGTGCCGATTCGTTTTGCAGGCTCTTACCAGCGCGATGATACCGGCGAAACGGTGGCCGTCGAAGTGGTCATGCGTGGACGTCAGAAAGAAATCGACACCGGCGAGGGTAAACAGGGAGAAGACACTGAGTCGAAAATCTCCGTGGTCTGCACCTATTTCCGGCTGACGATGGACGGTAAGGAGCTGGTCGAAATTGACACCATCAACATGATTGAGAAGGTGAACGGCGTCGACCGGCTGGAGCAACACCGCCGCAATATCGGCCTGTGATTTTCATCCGGTCAGCCTGGCTGGCCGGTTAACCCTGATTCAGAAGTGAGAAAACCATGAACAAAGAAAATGTCATTACCCTGGACAATCCGGTCAAACGTGGTGAGCAGGTTATCGAACAGGTCACGCTGATGAAACCCAATGCCGGGACGCTACGCGGTGTCAGTCTGGCTGCGGTTGCAAACTCCGAAGTCGATGCACTGATTAAGGTGCTGCCGCGCATGACGGCACCGATGCTGACCGAGCAGGAAGTCGCCGCGCTGGAACTGCCTGACCTTGTGGCGCTGGCCGGTAAGGTGGTCGGTTTTTTGTCGCCGAACTCGGTGCAGTGACGTTTCCGAAAAATCTCTCGGTCGATGACCTGATGGCGGATGTGGCAGTGATATTTCACTGGCCGCCATCAGAACTGTATCCCATGAGCCTGACCGAACTTATCACATGGCGCGAAAAGGCGCTCCGGCGAAGCGGAAACACGAATGAGTAACAATGTAAAATTACAGGTATTGCTCAGGGCTGTTGACCAGGCATCCCGCCCGTTTAAATCCATCCGCACAGCGAGTAAGTCGCTGTCGGGGGATATCCGGGAAACACAAAAATCACTGCGCGAGCTGAACGGTCACGCCTCCCGTATTGAGGGATTTCGCAAGACCAGTGCACAGCTTGCCGTGACTGGTCATGCACTTGAAAAGGCACGGCAGGAGGCCGAAGCCCTTGCCACACAGTTTAAAAACACCGAACGTCCGACCCGTGCTCAGGCGAAAGTGCTGGAATCAGCAAAGCGAGCGGCGGAGGACTTACAGGCGAAATATAACCGCCTGACGGATTCCGTTAAACGCCAGCAGCGGGAACTGGCCGCTGTGGGAATTAATACCCGCAATCTTGCACATGATGAGCAGGGGCTGAAAAACCGTATCAGTGAAACCACCGCACAGCTTAATCGTCAGCGCGACGCACTGGCGCGTGTCAGTGCGCAACAGGCAAAACTTAACGCAGTAAAACAGCGTTATCAGGCCGGAAAGGAACTGGCCGGAAATATGGCCTCGGTGGGCGCTGCCGGTGTGGGGATTGCGGCGGCGGGAACGATGGCCGGAGTTAAGCTGCTGATGCCCGGTTATGAGTTTGCGCAGAAAAACTCAGAATTACAGGCTGTGCTCGGAGTGGCAAAAGACTCCGCCGAAATGGCTGCACTACGCAAGCAGGCGCGTCAGCTCGGCGACAATACCGCAGCCTCGGCAGATGATGCAGCCGGTGCGCAGATTATTATTGCAAAAGCCGGTGGGGATGTTGATGCCATTCAGGCGGCAACGCCGGTCACGCTGAATATGGCGCTGGCGAACCGTCGCACGATGGAAGAAAACGCCGCCCTGTTGATGGGGATGAAATCCGCCTTTCAGCTTTCAAACGATAAGGTCGCTCATATCGGGGATGTTCTCTCCATGACGATGAACAAAACCGCCGCCGATTTTGACGGCATGAGCGATGCGCTGACCTATGCCGCACCTGTGGCAAAAAATGCCGGTGTCAGCATTGAAGAAACCGCCGCAATGGTCGGGGCGCTGCATGATGCAAAAATCACAGGCTCAATGGCGGGGACGGGAAGCCGTGCCGTGTTAAGTCGCCTGCAGGCACCAACGGGAAAAGCATGGGATGCACTCAAAGAGCTTGGCGTAAAAACCTCAGACAGTAAGGGGAATACCCGACCAGTATTTACCATTCTGAAAGAAATGCAGGCCAGTTTTGAGAAAAACCGGCTCGGTACTGCCCAGCAGGCTGAATACATGAAAACTATTTTCGGGGAGGAGGCCAGCTCAGCCGCCGCCGTGCTGATGACTGCCGCCTCAACCGGAAAGCTGGACAAACTGACCGCTGCGTTTAAAGCCTCAGACGGGAAGACCGCCGAGCTGGTAAATATCATGCAGGACAACCTCGGCGGTGACTTTAAAGAGTTTCAGTCCGCTTATGAGGCGGTGGGGACTGACCTGTTTGACCAGCAGGAAGGCGCACTGCGTAA